AGCAGAAGTAAGCACTCCGTCCCCACCTTCAAAATACTCGACATCTGAAGAAGCTATGTTCGTGTGGGCAGTATTTTGGGTACTGTTGTCTCCAGCATCCCTCCACGCTGACGTGCAGAATCTATTGATTGAGTCTTTCGACTCAAAAATCATAGTTACGGGACAGGTGCAGGATTCTGTTAGAGAACGCCCCTCTGTACCATCACTGGATTCTACTTTGACCCAGCGACGATTGTCTTTTCCGTGGTCAAATTTTCCTTCAAAATCATCCAAATCATCTTTTCCTACTGTCATTCCTTTAGGGAACGCAGCATCAATATGAAGAATTATTTTTTCAGTTTGGGACTTAAAAAGTTCATGAGTGAAAACTCTAAACATATCATTCGCACATGCCGCTAAAGCTTTTTCACGATTCCCTTTGAATTTTTTCATCGCCTTTCTGGTGAATTGAAACCCCGTTACGCTTGAATGGAGCCTTACCGCCTCATCAATATATTTTTTAATTACGCTATTCTTATATCTGCTCTGGGATAAATCGGGCATATTCCCCGTTAAAGGACTGTACATCGAACCAATAAAATCCTTGAGGATAAATCCGTTCCCCCCATACCGATGTATAAGGACTTCGAAATTCGGAAATTTAATTAACCACGAATCAGTATGTTTGAAAAGTTCGTCTTCCCAATTTGCCCATATAGCCTCTTTACTAGACTCGTAGTTATACTCGACTTCACCATCTGTCTTTTTACGATTTGTAACTAATAATTTTTTTGCTATATCTTCCGAAATTTCCAGCACCGCACCTGTGGTCTCTACTTCTTTTTTTGCGTAAATTTCCCAAGTTCGATAAAGCTGCTCCTTAAATTCTTCACTAGGCTGGCCCGTATCCAAGGTAGAAGTAACAAATCCACTGATAAGTTTTCTCAACTGGTCTTGGAACAACGCCTCCAACAAGGTATCCCTTGAGATTGGATTCTTGGCAAGATGATCGTAGTCAAGCGTTCCTCTTGGATTGGTTATCGCTGGAGCATGAGACATCCCCTCTTCATAACTCTCAGAGTTTATCGCCTTTTGCATCTCCTGAACCTGTGCATACAAGCTCATCGGAGTCGAAAGCTCAGATATCTTTTGCGTTAAAAAAATCATTACTTTAATTTTTTCTTGTCCCGAAACTCTCTCCACTCATTGTTCGGGCAGTAATTCCAACCCTGTTTGACTTTAGCCGCAGCCTCCTCGTTGGAGACCCTGAATATCTTCTTTCCTTTTTTTACATTTTTCATAACAACTATAAAACTTACCTTGCCGCACCGTACATTACCACACCTGACCAGTCCTGACCTGAGACTACCCGACCGTACTAGACCAAATTATTTAAATTAACCTAACCCCGCTCGCTTGATAGCCCTTTCTTGAGCCATTCCCCATATTTCTTTCATAGTAACTGTATAAACTACCGAGGTCCCTTTCGGTCGAACCTCCAAGTAATCTCCGTATTGTCCAGAGCCCGCTTTTAGGGTTACTACCAAGGGGCGTGTCCGACCCCTGTCACGAATTTCGGTGTTTGTTAGTCTTGCAACGCTTTTAGTTAGTCTTGTCATATATTTTAATTTATTTATTTGTTTCTAATTCGCATAGCGATCCATCGCCTTGACGTAATTTGCTACGCCTTCATAATCTTTTTTACGCATTTCATAGGTGCTTATCTTACTCAATAGAGGGTAGGTATTCTGAACTAATTTAACTGCCTTCTCAAGGTTGTGAGATGGCCTAAGAGACTTGATCTCTACGCCATGGTGCTTGGCTACGTCAAGAATTCCCTCAGTGGATTCCTTTTCTTCTTTGGATAAGCTCATCTCTTCAGCCTTCTCTGCGAGATCCATCATCGGTCCTTCTTCAACGTGATCTTTTATACTCATCGCCATTTTTAAATAATCTTCATCCACCTTTCTAATATGAAGTTGGTTTGCCAAAATTTGTAACATTCCCTTCGAATGCATGATTGCCTTAACCTTCAAGGACATATAATCGACGATCTCAATCCAATTAGATGCATCTCTAAATTTATATTCTGTTGCTGCTTTTACTCCATGAATAACTGGTAAGTCAATCCCAAGATTTTTGAAATCCCTCCTCACATTCCTGTTGAAGTCGTAAGCGTCAACTTCCCTCCTGTAAGTGCGACCGTCATAACGAGAATCCAGAACATAAGGTCTGTACTTATCAATCCTAACGTAGACTCCACCCTTGGTGAAATCAACCGTATCGCACTCCCAGAAGTCAGAATTTTTATGGTTATCACCCCAACGGTTGCGACTAGGACGTCTGACACCAGAACATTCTTCCTCACTTTTAAGCACCACGACTTTGGCAGCATTCTTCGGATTATATTCGCCGCTTCCGTAAGAGGCGGTATTTATGTTAACTCCATGTTCAGAAGGATCTACCTCTGGTAATTCAGACAAGAGTCGAACAGGCGCATCAAAATTATGCTCTTTGATATAATTAGCCTTTGCCTTTTTACTTGGGTAACGAACAACATAAACCTTGTTGTCTGCTAAGAAAGGGCAAATCCGTAACAATATACCCCGCCTATTACCTATGTCATTTTCGATAATGATATTCTCTTTACTGCATTCTATGCAGCTCTGAGTTTTGCCAACGTACCGATCTGATTTGCTGCTATGATCATAACGAGCGACTTTCATGTCGTCGTTGGAATGATACTTTGAGGAATCTACTTTTTCCCCGTTCCATTCGATAGGAAACCTGTTCACGTCTCTCAACGCAGAATAAACATTAGATCCTCTATTCAACTCACCAAACATTACCTTCGACTCGTACATAGTCTCGCACCCATCAAATCTAACTGTTAGTTGGGAGTGCAGATCATCAAAGGTAGAAACTAATTTTGATACAATAGCTTCGTTGGTTTTCTTAATGTATTGCAGCATCTCTCGACTAGCCGCCATTTGAATTTCGCCAATTTCAAAATCAAAATGCCAAGACCCGTGTTCGAAAACCCTAACCTTGGAGATGATATCTTGCAGTTGCTTCTCTTTTCTAGAATGCCCTTTTTTGTTAGCCTCTGCGACGAAACCATTGAGATACTTAATTACGGGCTCAAGATCCACTTCGTAACCAACGTTGCCCATGCTCGCTGTGATCTCTCTCCTGTGAGAAGCGAGAAGTTTCCATCCTTCCCCCTCGTATTCAGAATCCAAAGGCTCGATATCCTCCAACCATGAATCTAATTGATCTTCGCCAAGGCCATGGATGATAGGCTTGACTTTAAAAAATCGAAAAACTTCTTTGCCTGTTTCGATGAATTCATCAATATCATATTCATTAACAGGGATAACAATTTCTGTACCGTTTTCTTCGCTAGATTTCTCGGAAGAGAGGGCAGTAATTTTTCCAATATCGGATTCGTCGATCCAAGCATTATAAGAAGTCTTTTTCCCTTTAATGAAAGTGTTAATTAAAAAATTATCACCGTAAGCAAATGCACTTTTTGAGCCAATCCCCAATTGACCATTGTAGAGATTAGAATCTCTTTTCTGGCTTTTGCCGTAGTAGCAATAAATTGTATTTATTTCTTTCTTACTAAGTCCTCGCCCGAAATTGCGAATTTTGAGACAGGGATCGAAACGAGTTGGAAAAGTAACCTCAATTGGGCGATTCGGTATGCCACACGCTACATGTTGATCATATGCATTAGTTGAATACTCTCTAATAGCCGCTTTAGTTTTGTCGGAATAAAGTGAGTCACGGAGTATCCCAAAAACATAAGCTAACCCGTCACTGGAATCGATACCGAAAGAAACGGATTCTCCAAGGTTAAGTGTCTTTACTTCTCTTTCTTTTGTTATTGTCTTCATCTTTTAGTATCTAAGTTCTATTGCGTTTAACGTGGGAGAATAGTAAAGCCTTTTTCTCATAGTGTCAACAACAAACTTTATCTTTTTCATCTTTTTATTATCACTACAAAAGACTATCCTAGTGTAATTATACGATATGGAGAATTGGGAAGAACTGGCCCCTGATATTTTCAGGCAAAGATTGGTAATAGAAGGAACTTTGTACTCTCCGTTTAAGGCGGAAGACATGACTACTTACTGTCGTGAGATTACCAAAGTTCTCAATATGACAGAGGTAACATCGCCAGTGTGCAATTACGATCCTGACTACGGGTGGTGTGCATATACCCATTGGAAAGAATCTGGTATGCACATATATTCGTGGGACGACCATTCCCCTCCATTTTTCTCAATAGACCTCTATACTTGCAAGCCTTTCGATCCAATGGATGCAATTAGATATACGGAGCAGTTCTTCGAAGAAAACCTAATTAAGCTCACTTGGAAAGAATAATTAAAGTGAGTCTTTGCGGGATATATTTAAATTAATTTATATAAAAGAAATCTAACCCCTGAACTCGTAAGCGTGGATTTCAGGTCCATAACATCCGGGTCTCCAGCGACTCGTAAAAGGAGCGGATAGCTCTTCATCCCTAAAAAATCCGTATTTACTTGTTAAATTTTTTAAAGACTTCACGTCGTAAAATACCCGTGCATAATCACTGTGTTTATACCTACCTTGCCCTTCACGTTTCGGCTGTTCCGAGTGTTCGTGAGCGAAATTAACATACAAAACGAAAATGCCCCCAACAGACATGCACTTATTCAAATTAAGCAAACACTTTTCTAGTTGTTCAGAGCCACAATGAATAAATACTTGGCAAGCAACTGCAAAATCAAACCTCTCACCAAAGCTCTTAAAATCGAAATCTGGATTATAAGAAAATTTAGGCTTCTTCAAGTTGATCATAGTCTCCGATAACTCGTACTTTAGTCCTTCCCTAGCCCACTTCTCCTCTGGTTCGACACCGTGGTATTTTTCTGGGTCAAGATACGGGATTAAATGCCTTCCTAATCTAAGTGAGCCGCAGCCTATGTCTAACAATTTGTCCGTTGTCTTCAGTCCAAAATTCGATATTAAATAAGTAAAATTTTTAGCACCAAAGTGATAGTAATTAGCGTCCGGTGCGACGAACGACCTGTAATTCATTTTTTCCAACATTCTAATCCTTGAAAAGCTTATGGATATTCCTATCGTCTATTGAAAACCCTTTGCTTAAATACTTTACGAGTCTCTTGGCTTTATTGCAATTTTTATGGGTAGTATTGTTTCCTGTATAAACCAACTTCCTTTCCTTTATGTCTTCCCAAAAGCTTGGGTGACAGTACAACTCTCCTTTATTATCGAAAGCCACACAACAAATTGTATAATCAAAATTATTAATTGTTTCTTCTGGAGTCTTCCCAAGATGGAGTAAGTCAAATTCTTGTTCTTTTAATGAAAATTTTCCTCCAAGTCTTAATTTTTTAACGTAAGTAGAGCCAAGGTTTGCAAATCTTTCGGCTGCGATTAATCTATCTCTTTTTGATTCAAAATACATGTCAGTGTCGTTAATGGGTTTTCCAATTATCATACTCACTATTGCTCCCCCAGCGATCCAGCAATGACCATTAAAGTTCTTCAAAAGCGGAGTAAACCTTTTTGCTATTTGCTCTTTTGTACGCCTTTTCATTTCTCGAAACTATAACCAAAATAATCTATTTCTTCTTTAGTGTGTTTGCCAACTAATTCCCTTGTCTCGCTATCATAATATTTAGAGTAATGATCGTGTTGACCACTATTAAATTCATGCAAATACGTATCTTCAATAGAACAGTCTTTTTTTGGCTCTGGAAGATCTAATTTCCTTCTGATTTCATTAAAGTCGTTATGTAAATTTTCAAATTTATAGATTTTATCAGCCAAAATATTCCCGTCCTCATCTCTTACCCATTGAAATTGTTGAGCCCAGCATACCCCATCTCGTTTAGGCGCAATCATTACTTTCACCCAATCTTTGAAACTCCATATCAAGGCCCATTTTTTTTCTGGATGTAATAGCTGCCATCGTTCACTTCTCTGATACGTATACAACGAAACAAGGCGAGCCCATGGATTTCTGAAAAAACAAAATTTAAAGTAACTATTAAAATCCTCCCGTGTTAAAATATTCGATTCTTTCAGGTCTTTCAAAAGAGAATGGGGACTTTTCTCTTCCTCTCCGCATTCGCAGTTTAAATCTGTCATTCGGCAAGAAAGCCCGTAGCCTTTTAATGCAAAAGATATACTCGTCCCTCCCGCTTTAGGTATGTGGCAAAACACAAATTTATATTTTGGGGATATGATCATTTTTCTTCGGTATTCACCACCCCATAGTCATACCTTTCGTCGTCACTAGTAACCCACTTCCAGTTTTGTTCAACTGACCATCTGTGATTATGAAGTTTCCTCTCTATTACCATCTGATTTGGTTTAACACAAAAGGAGGGATCGTGACATCTCAACCTATTATTGGGTTGAATGGCATAATTACCGTTATCTAATTCTACAAAATGACCACATTTATGCTGTCCCGCTGACTCCGAAAATGTAACATCTACTATATTTGAATCTTCGTGGGCCCAATCCAAAGTAAATAAATACAACCCTTCATATTCTTTTTTACGCCGACTAATATATTTTATTTTAGAATATTTAAGAGCAGAAAAACAAGTAACTGAAATATGATAACTAAAACAATCCCAAAGCATTAATTCATCCAGCTCCATAGCTGGAGCCCCCTCTTTAGAACAGAAAGCGTGAATAGGAAGCCTCCAGAAAATACCCCCATCTTCTTGTAAGCAATGAAAAAGTGGGACGTTACTAGGGATGCTTGCCACGCCGAAAAGTAGGCATGGATAATAAGTTCCATGGCCGTCCTCCATGTTCCTTAAAAACTCGCCCCTCACAAAGCATTCTTGCGGAGGGATATTCGCATTAAGATACGCCATACATGTAATTACACATGTTTGGTACTCTCACTGGGACTTGAACCCAGAACCCTCTGTTTAGAAGACAGATGCTCTATCCAATTGAGCTACGAGAGCAAGTCACCATACCGGAACAAGCCTTACAAGAACAAACCAAACATCAGCAAACCTAACTTCACCTAACCGAGCCTTTCCGTACCTCGCCAAACAACACCTCACATCACCTGACCCCACCCCACCCAACCTGACGGCAAATTCTATTCCTGAGAATCTTCTTTGCGTTTTTCTTCCTGACGCAATTTGTAATCCTTGATCCTCTTTTGGACATCAAGGTACTCCTTGCTCCGCAGAAAAGCCTTCTCTTTAACCTCTTCTAAGTCGCATTCGTCCTGTAACTGAACCCATGCCTCTGTATAACGCCGTTCGCACTCTTTAACATAATCAGGTCCATGCTTGAGGCAAACTGGGTGATCAGGGTCAGTCCATAGCCTTTTGTCAAAAATATAACGATCATCCACCACTGGCTCAAAGTCAGGGTGTACAATATGTTGTGCCCGACTAGGGCTACAACGTATATGCCTAGCTCCCGCAAAAAGCAATGTCTCAGGCTCATTCCAAGCTATCGCAGACACTCTAACTGCATCCTCACGGGCGCTCATTTCCTCACCGCACTTATCGCACGTCATTAATTACCTTTCTTCTTTCTCTTATGCGCCTCCCGATACTCAGCAACTTTTTCAGGATTATCCTTCTGCCATTGCTTGGAATACGCAATAAGTTTTTCCTTATTATTTTCATAATAATCTTTAGCTCGCTGCTTCGTAGCTTCTTTATTTGCTTCTCTGTATTTTCTTTGTCGTTCCTGAACACGAGCTTTATTTTTCTGATACCACTGAGCTTTATATTTTGGTCTATCTGACATGATATTTTCCTTTTTATAGGGTTACTTTCATTCCTGCGGGGTCCAACTTCCCCATCAATTTTTTGAGATCATACTCCGCCTTTCTCCTCCATTTTATCTGGGTAAATAAAGAGTCAAAAATCTCTTTTTCTTTTTCGGCCTTTTTGATGTCGCAATCACCATTTTCCCATGTTACTCCAGCTTGGTGATCAGAAGTGTTCCCACACCGGAGAGCGCAAACTATCAGTCCGTAACGTTCTGCAAGATGATCCTCCATCTTGTTAGTCATTGCTTCGTGTTCCTCCAAGTTTGTTATATTTGGGCAGCACCCATCTAAATCTGGCGCAATACCATAAGCCGAATCTAATTCTGTATAATGTGTCATTCTTCCTCCAATACTTTTAAAAAATTATCAATACTCTTTCTTGTTTCCGCTTCTTCTCCGTAGACATCCTCCCATGTCACTTTCTTCCATCCCGAAGTCATGCATTCGTACCACTGTGCTTCTATGCAAACAAAGTCACCCACCATCATGGATCTAACCCCTGCTCTTATGAAGGTGTCGCATTCCATGTCCGACCCCCCGTTGAAGCATGCGAATGTCTTTTCCAAAAGTCTCATATGATTTTTTCCAACCTTGTTCGTTCCCTGACATTCAGGCTCCTCCGAGAATCTTCCCTCGTAAAAAATATTCAATTTACGACACTCCTGCTGAGTTAACTCAGGATACTTAATGGCGACTGACAAAATATGATCTTCTTTTTTCATTGTAATTATAAAACTTACCTTACCTCACCCTATCTTGCTAAACCAAACCGAACCTGACATAATCGCACCTAGCATCACCAAATTTTAAATTAATCATTTAGCCCTCACAATCGTTGGAGTCTTGTGCTCCTTGCGGAGCTTGTAGAAAACGTGATTGCCAACAACCGCAACAGGCTTAATAGGCTTTTTAATCTCTTTCCCGTTGGGTAATTCGATAATCTCAAAGGCCCAGTATGGCGGTGTCTTCATGTACTTCTTACTATAATAATGATCGGCATGCCTTGTGTATTCGACATCAATCAATGTTCTGCTTCTGGTGCTCATGTATAGAGAGCGAGCCAGTAGACTAGCGTAAGTTGCCTCTTTGGTTTTGAGAAGATACTCTACGTCCTTGACGGTCTTACCGCTGTTCCAACAGCTAAACTGTCTGTCCTGTCTACAAATAGTCGTAGCGTGCAAACCCCGATTGGCCATTCTCTGGGCAATGGTCCCTGCCACCATGTACATACCTCGTCGTCCTTCCGAACGACTTTCTAGGAGAATGGTGCATGCAATAATTTTTTCATGCATATTCAAGGGAGGCGTGAGAGCCTTCATAGTCCTTAATTGTTTCTTGACCCAGACGCTAGCTGGACTTTTCTTCTCTTCCGAAAGCCCCACAAAGGGGATCAACAATAGTAATAATATCTTTTTCATTTTAATAAAACTTACTTTACCTCGCCTTGCCACACAAAACCGGACCTCACAAAGCCAGAGCCCACACCACCATACAATACCCGACCTGAACGCACCACGCCGCCTCATTAAATTCATCAAGTGGGGGGCTTTCGCCCCCCATGTTAATTAGTCTTCTAATTCAATCACTTCGTAGTTAACGACCTTGAACCGACCATACATTGGTCGATAATCGCCTACACCATTAAATCGACCAGCTTCAGCTAGCACCTCTTGAAAGTCGATAGAGCCATCTGCTCCAGTATCATTAATATACTCAGCAGCTAACACTTCGAATTCAAATGTAGCTTCCCATCCTTGTCGGACCAAAGGACGAGCCCTAACAATTCGACCACGGGTTGATGGATTAACAACAGACCGTCGATCTTCGTCGTGATCCTTTATTCCGAGGTCAGCAAGTTCATGTCCACCGGACCAAACAATCCCACTCTTGAATAGCTCGTATGCACCCTTCCGAGTATTGCGAGGGTCTTTCCAAGATTTCGCAGAGTTTCTCATTGCAGAATGAACATACTCAGCAGGAAGTCCAATGTTTCCATTCTTACAGCGGAATAGCTTTGCTTCTAAATCGTCTACCATTCGTTTGGAAGAACCTTTTTTAGCACTCGATTTAGCTTCTGTCTCTTCGATTATGAATCGATTAAACAGCATGTCTGAAGTGCCTTTGATCGTGAACTTAACCTTGTAAGGTTTGGAGAGATCCAAGATCTCAGAACCAGAGTCTCCTTGTCCCTGCGATTCTACCGAATCTTTTTTACTAATTACTTTAGCCATAATATTTCCTTTTTCCTATAGTGGATGAAACGTTCATTCACTGTCTGCAAACAATAGTATCAGAATCGAATTTGTTTGTCAACGACAAAAGATAAAAAAATACCCCGTAGCAATTCGGGATATATTTATTTTAATTTATATAACGGAAAAGCAGTCGGCTCGATGAAACCCGTCCAGATGGCCTTGCAAGATCTTCCAATTTTGCTCTACAGAGCCATCTGTATTAATGGAGTACGTCGGATTACCCTTTTCAAATCCTTCGATGTGATATTCTTTTCTTAGCTCTCTATTCGAGTGCAGGAATATTTCAATCACTTCGCCTCGAACCCAGCCATCATCGTGTCCAGAGAACTTTCGGATATTGTTTTGCCTCAATTCATCTCTCAAATACTCGTAGGGGTTTACCAAACACATAACCACATGAGTTTCTTTGTCAACGGGACGACTTTTCCAACTATTTTCTCCATTGTTAATATAAATGGCTTTCCAGTCACCGTCTTTGCCTTTTTTGTTTAAGTAAGTTGCTACGGCGTTTGCGTTTCTAATATTTTCCTCCCGCCCTTCTCGCTCATAATTTTTATTAGTAAACATTTCCCTGAACTCATCTCCATCAATGATGAATGGGGTGTCGAGATGATCGGCTAATAATTTACCCAAGGTAGTTTTCCCTGACGCTGGTTGTCCGTACAATACGTAAATCATCGTTCGTTAACCTCCGGAAACGTCCCGTCGGGACGCATTCTAAATTCTCCAAATTCGCTGTTCATATACCCTTTGATGGATGCATCTATTTCTAATGCTAACTGTTCTCTTGCGGATTCTGATGCCATATTGACATTTCCGTTATAAGAATCGGAGTACCTATCTATTGCAAGTCTAATTATGTCTTTCATTTCTTTTCTCCTTCGGATTTGTCTATTAGGTGTCTAAGTTTCCTCATCGCCTTAAACTCTATTTGCCTAACCCTCTCTCTGGTGACTTTGAATATTTTGCCGATCTCATCTAAGGTCATGGGAGCACCAGTATCTATCCCAAATCTGAATTTTAATACTTCACTTTCCTTCTTACTTAACTTGGATAGGAACATAAGCATATGCTTTTTCTCGCTGCTGGACTCAGCATTCTGACAAGGGTCAGAGGTGTTCTCGTCAGCAATTACGTTAGCCAAAGCAAACTCGCTATCTCCATCTCTTGAAATATCAGCATCTAGAGAAGAAACGGATTGCCCTGATGCCAAGATCCGTCGAACAATAACCTCGTCTAAATCAAATCTTAATCCAATCTCTTTGTTTGTCGGTACGTCCTCATTAGTCCTTTCGTATTCGGTAATATATTTCAATATATTATTTCTCAACGTGTAAACATTTTGGGGGACTCTAATTAGGGACCTATTTGCTCCGCCTAAATCGGCAATATAACGCATGATCCCTTGTCTTATCCACCAAACCGCATAAGTCGAAAACCGATTATCTTTCTTTCCGTCGAATTTATCTACTGCTTTAGATAAACCAATATTCCCTTCATTAATCAAATCCTCCACATCAATCCCACTAGAAATAGAAAATTTATTAGCTATCATAATGACTAGTCTAATATTTGCCTCGATAAATTTTTTCCGAGCAGCTTCGCCTTTTTTTCCTCCTTTTTTTATTTGAAAAGAAAGAGTTTTCTCCTCCTTCGCTGTCAAAAGCGGGACAACTTCAAAAGAATACTTACCAAATGACATTAGAATATTTTAGTATCAGCAAAATCGACAAGAGAAACGAATTTCACCTTGCCCTTCGGGACCTTAAAGAAAAGCTCACCTTTCTTTACGTATTTGTTTGGCACTTCATGCTTTTTACTTTTTAGAAGATCTCCTCTTTTAACGAAAGCTAGTCTAGTCAAACATCTACTTAACACAACGAAACTAATAGGGGCTCCTAATTTGGTAAATTTTTCTTTTCTTTCTGGGATATGCAAGTCCGCAAAAGGGAACCCCTTTTCTCCAGACCAATTATATTTTATTTCAGGTTCAAAATACGCTATTAGCTTGCCCCCCAAAAGACACTTTAAGTCGGGGCCGTATTTGTCTTCGTTTTGTATTACTTTTACAAACTCGTATTTTTCGAAATTAATCCTTTTAAGGATTCTAGGTAAAAAATTTATACAAATTCTTTTAGCCAGCCTATCGTTCTTCGCATGTAATTCAGCGTTAAATTTTTTATACTCACCCTTCACCTTGCCCCAACGCCCCTTCTAAATATTTCTTTATTTGTAATTCTTGTTCTTTCGCTTGTTTGCTAAAACCAGCGTTTTCTAAAACATACTGTGTTAAAATCGTCATTTCATTATCTGGGTTTGACCCGTTTTTTTCAAATATATATAAGATCCACCCAAGAGAAACTTTTTTACTGGGGTCTTTCGTTTTTATTTCTTCTGTATTCCCATTTTTGTATCTAAAAAAAGATTCTACAGCTTGAGTGCCAGCTTCGCAGCACATCTTATCGAATCTATCTTTGTCATCTGGGTAATCAAGCTCGTTTATTTTAAACTTTTTTTCCCAATTATCTCCTCGAACAATAAATGTTTTCATTTAATTATACTCTATTAAAAGGTGTACTTGAACTCATCTAGGTCTTCTTCACTTAATTTTGTAGCTACTTTCTTCGTCTCCTCATTGAAGAAATCTTGATACGGAGAGTGTCGTGTTGAATTTTTGTGTGGGAGGTTGGCGTCAACATTTTTTATTTCATAATTAGATATGAATTTTTTAAATTCTTCATTAATGTTTTCAAACCTCAATATCTCATCCACTTTAATTTTGTTATTCAGAACAAGGTGGGATTTTTGAGAAAGGGAATAAAAAAAATCTTCTCTTTCGTCGTACATCTTTCTACAGAAAGAATCAAAAGAACATTCAGGATCTATAAAATGAGAAAGAATCCGCTTGTAACTTTTTATGTAAACAAACATTGAAACCAAACGGTCGTAAGGGTTTCTTACCACCGCAAACGAAGGTACGTTCAAAATTCTACCCCCAAGCTCTTCAACCGCTTCACTCAGTAAGCAATGAGAAGGAGCAAGGATGCCTCCGTACCTTCCATCGTTCGCTCTGAGGAAACTAATCAACTTTTCATCCCTCACTGTGTTCGCTTTTCCTAAAGCTTCGTAGATGGAAGTGCTGGCGTTTTTTGGTATCCTTATGAATGTAACTGATAAATTCATCAACGATCTACTTCGAGCTTCTTCATTTCTTGCTTGAATTCGTCGGCTAGTTTTTTGTAGCGCCCTAATTTTTCTAGAAAAGCTATTTTTTTCTCTTCTTTCATGTCATTATACTTAGCTCTATATTCTGAGATGAGACCTTTGTCTCTACGTTTTTTTAAATACATTTTTCTTCTCTCGACGAACAATTCTTTCTCTCCTTTGCTCATTTCGTCCATTCTTTTATTATGATATTTTAGCTGCTTATCGCTTCTTTTCTTTTTTTCTTCGTCACTTAAATCTTTAACTCTTTTTTTATTTCTTTCCCTGTGTTTCTTTTTCCACTCAGGATCTTCGCTGTATTTTTTTTGAAACCATTCTGCTTTGTACTGTTTTCTGTGAGCGTTCCTCTCCTCGTCCGTAGTAAATTTGGATTTCCTCATAGTCTTTTGATATTAAAATTACCATTGTCATTATGTCAACAATCAACTTATTTTTTTAAATAACCTCTCTTTTGTGAAAGTATTTTATTTTATGTTGGGTATTCCGATGAGATTTTTCTGCGGGCAAAGGGGAATAATGATGCCATTCTCCATCTGGTCTTTTTAAGGCTACTTCGTTAAGGCGATCATTTTCTCCATCTACGAATTCGTCAAAAACCGCTCGAACAAACTCGTTCAGACCTTTGATTCCTAAGTCCTTACCTCTAACAGCCTGAATAACGAGTGTTTGCTGCTCCATTTCTCCATCGAAATGCCATTCCTTGTAGGCGTCCTCCGACGTAATTGAGTAATTGTAATAAGCTCTTTGAATCCTTGGGAATTTGAATTCCTTCATTGTCTTTTCCTTTTTCCATGGTTATTTAATGTTCTCAGCCTTTGGTTATGGGCTGCCTTACAACAGAATATTATCAGTATAAGACTATACTGTCAACCTCCAAATTCGAAAGAGTTAACCTTTTTCTTCGGTGAGCCAGCTACTGCTTTGTATTTTACCCCCAAGTCCATAAACAGACTTTATACCTAACTGCTTACAAACCCTATGCTCTGGCGTGTTTTCCCCGTTCGTCCTGTCTCCTCCATTGCAGAAGAGAAGCTCGTCGTCTGGGTCTTTTATCGATGCGAGTATGGTCAAGGTTTTACAAACAGTTTGGTCTTCGTCTTTCGATGCAATGGCGAGGTCAACTACCTCAAGACTCTCGATGATCTTCATTCGTTCGTTCATAAGCATAAAAGGCTTTCCCTTTTTCTCTATGAGGAATTCATCCGTATTGACGATTACCAGAAGAGCATCAGATATTTCCCTAGCTTTTTCAAAAAGTTCTACGTGCCCAATATGAAGAGGGTCAAATCCTCCGCTTACTATAGATATTTTCATCTAATTATTTACTAAAAATTTGTCATGAATCATTTTTCTGAATCCAACCAATTCAAAGCCCGTAAGGTTCCCTCCTTGAGATGTCCTATTGATACAAACCATTATGTTTTTTCGAGAGTCATTCCAAACAAGATCGCAACCTTCTTCCCCTGTGTCGTCCTCCCTTAGGCTAATCCTTAGGGTATCATCTTCTCCTTCGTATTTAATAGAGGCTGGAGTATCCCCATCGTGATCGAAAACAGATTTCCTAAGAGAAAGTAGCCAAGTCGCTTTTATTAATTCGATTTTTAATAAATTCCCCGTTATTACATCTAACTCTAATTTTAACGCTCCTTTAATCGGTTCTATTCTCAAGCAAAATTCATTTTTAATTTTTCTATTTTCTAAGGTTATTTCGAGTATGTCTTGTGTACTATCGTATCTTATTGGGCTTTTCATGTTTAATATATTTTTAAAAAAGCAGGAGTATCTTCCCCATGATATGCGTCTGTAGTATTATAGCTCATCCATTCACAAGCCGCTTCCCAAGGGTCTTCTTCGTCAGCTAGGTCTTTACTGAACTCCTCCGACAAAATTTCTAAACATTTGTTATAGTCATAACATACCTTAGGAGACGCCCCTTTGCTTTCCACGACACCTACGAAAGCTTCAAAATATTCCGGATAAGTCTTTAGGTCTAAACCAAAATTCTCGCTTATATACTCTTGCAGTTCTTCATTACTGCTGATTCCGACAATGGATTCTCTCATATTCTTTTATTGTTTTCTTTAAGGATACTATTTCTTTTTTTAGATTATCGTTTTCCGCTCTTTGCCTCATGCTCCTTTTTTCTTTCTCGCTAAGATCTTCAAAATATTTCTCAAAAGATATATAACCAACATGTTTACCTAATGAATAAGCTTCTCTCCAAGCTACCCCCAAGGTGTAGCCTCCAGAAAATAAAATTTTTCCTGAAAGATCTTTTATATGAAAGACTGATGGCTTCTTAGTGTGATCCCAGACGCACGTAGTCGCAACATGTTCTAGTTCTTTTTTACTCATTTTCGCCCGTTGCGTGTTCTATTTATCTCAACTCCTCCCTCAGTAGCCTCCATCTACCTCCATCGGTTTCTCTACCTCCAGAATCAAACTCTTTAATCATAGATATTATATCGTCTACGCTATCGAAAATATACTGAGGTGGGAAAGTACCCATTAACCATAACGGAGCATTTCTTTTTCCTCCTTCTATAGAAACGAAGATAGGTTTTTTCATTTTGTTCGCCGTAAAGATCTCCTCCGCCGAACCCCAGCTTGCCACTTTTGGGTTAAGATGAGCAATGATAAAATCACTCCTATCTACCAGATTCAAATCATAACTTCTTATTTCTTTCATTTCGTTATGAACCTTCTCGTAATCCCCATTAGCCATCCAACTGTCCATGACTTGTCTTTCCGGCTCGCTTTCTCTTACGTCTTTAACGAATGGTTTATCGTAAGGATTATAAACAACTATATTTAATTTACTTAATTCCTTTTGTGCTTTTCCCCTCCATACTCGGCCATCTTCGTATTGCATATGGCCAACAAGGTAAACTCTTGTTTTGTAGAGTAGGTTAGGGCCACCATTTTGTTCGAAATCGATAAAGCTCATACAAGCTCGGCCTCTCTGATTCTTCGCCTCGCTTCTACCATAATATCTTTTTCTGTAGAGCGCATTACCCAATTAGGATTGAACAAAATAAAAGTATTTTTTATCTCTAAAGACGAAACGCTACGTGAATTTTTATATCTAATCCATTGCATTCTTTGACCATCAAATATTCTCATAACCCAAATAATTTTTTTAATAGCCTCGCAATTTATTCTCAACCGCTCCATCTTTAAACGAGCGTTTTTGGACTCATCCATTCTAAATAGTTTTCTCTTCTTTATCTCGACTACGCACCCGTCTGGAGTGCGGCTTTCTAATTCAATATATTTAGAACGACCGTTTTCGGTGATCGAGTAGTAATAACACTCATTGCCTTTTTTGTGGAGTAAGGGGATCGATAACAATTGTCTTATTTTTACTCTATTATCTTCAGCTTTAAAGTTTTTAGTCCTCTTTATTTGCCGAAGGTCCTTTTCCAGTTCCTTTTTCGAGCTTTGTTTAAGCCCTCCTTTTGATTGTTTGACTATTCTCCTAATAGTAGATCTAGCCAAAAAATTATTTTCATCTATAGAGGTGTCGAAATTAGGGTGGTAACTAACTTCTTCATAAGGGTCGGAAACAACCAAAGTAACTCTAGCTTTTCCTTCTATTTTCTTTTTTGAATTGTTTTTCCGCTGTCTATAGAACCACGCCTTGGCCTTTTTCACCGCAAAACTTCTTGTTTCTGCGAGGATCTTTTTGGTCAATTTCCCATTATGGTAAACTTTGTATTTTCTATCGGCCATATATCAGACTGAAGTTAACCCAAGCTTCTCTAATCTGCTATTAAACGCATCAAAAGGAATATCTTTGTACGATAAGACACATGAAGTACTATCGTTATTACGTATTTCATCTGCTATTATTCCTTCGCTCATTAAGCTAGCTACCGCAGCAATAGGAAAAGCAGTCGCCCTCTGCATGGCGGAGAAATCCCCGTCGCTTTCCACAAGAATTTCTTTTTTCCAACGGAGGGCTCCTTTTTTAAGTTCGGTTTTAATAATTACTATATCTTGATCTTCATCAGATTGGCGGCAGCCTTCACTAAATATTTGAAACAAACAATCATCAGAAAGCTTACATTTCCTAATTAGAAATTTAACAGCATCGCAATGTCCTTTGTATCTTATTGTTTTATAGTGACAATCTTTAACGCCACGAGACTTCATGTCGTGTATGGTGTGAGAAGCTCCTCCGCTGGTGTAAAACGCCTCCATTTCTTGCCGCATGCATTTTAGTTTTACTGCTTCGTGTCCATCCATGCCGTCAACGGTAATAATCTTCCCACCCTCAAGAATTTCACATCTATCTCTGTATTCGTTTATTAACCCGTCGACAGACCAAGTAACGACATAATCCAAAGGGTGATTGACTGGTTTAGAGGGTAATCCTCCAACCATCATTTCCACCCTCTCAGGAACTCCTTGAATTTCTTTGTAGCCCCATTCGGCGAGAATATTAACCCATCCCGGTGCGAGGCCAAGATCCGTCATGACTGGGCGTGTGGCATGCTCTTCTGCGTATTGGTTTATTTGTTTCGAAACGTCTACACGACCTCCTAGATCGCAATAACGAATTCCCCTATCTACACAAAACTCCGCCAAAGGTAAATTTTGGTGATAGGGCAAACTACTAATTAAAACTTCTGGGGCCTCGAAATTAGTTAGGATGTCTTTGTAATCACGTTCTCCACAACCGTAAAAAACCCCATCGCTTGCGCTTATGTATTTTCTAAACACTTGGCCAGCTTCGGGATTGGAATCTAAACCAACCACTTGGTGACCAAGTTTACACATGGCATAGCAAATCGCTTGTCCCATCCGGCCTATTCCTGCTACAGCAACTTTCATAATTTTTAATTATTTCATCCCTTGTGGGAAACTTAACGTATCCGCATGATTAACTGTCCAGCTCACTTCATGAGTCACCGCTCTGAACGTTCTAGCGGCACTTGGGAAACCATTCCCCGATTTCTTTACTCCCCCAAAAGAAAGATGAGATTCCGCAGCAATGGAACCACCATTCCAATAGATCATCCCTGCGTCACACTCTTCCCTGCAAATACGAGCTAATCTGTAGTCATTCGTCATAACCCCAACTGCTAGTCCGTATTCCGTATCGTTATATATACCTATTGCCTCTTCGTTTTTATCGAAAGGAACAATAGCAACATGCGGACCAAATACTTCGGATCTCAAATACTCAGCTTTAGTCCATTCACTTTGGTAGACCGTAGGGCTTACAAAAAACCCTTTTTCTCCTATACGTTTGCCCATCAATAGCTTTTCGGCGTTTTCGTCCTTCTCCACCATTTGGTTGTAAAAATCGACTTTGTTAAATCCCTGCCCATTGATTAAAGGACCATAATAAGCATCGCTAGGCTCTCCTGAGACATCAAAGGGTGCTCCAATTTTCAATGCTGAAACTTTGTCTACAAAAGCGTCTCTAAATTTATCAACGATATTACGATGAACAATTAATCTACTTGCGGAAACACACCTTTGCCCAGCCAACTTAAAGGAGCTAGCAACGCAAGCGTCTACCGCCATTTCTAGATCAGCGTCTTCAAATACAAGAACAGCCGACTTGCTTCCCATCTCGCAAGAAGTTGTTTTATTCCAACTTTGAGCAGCTTGCATCCTGATCATCATTCCTACATCTGCACTACCAGTGAAGCAAATGTGATCGACGTTTTCGCCTACTAAAGCAGAGCCAGTAGCACCGTCCCCATGCACAACATTAAAAACCCCTTTAGGTATGCCAGCTTCTTCGAATATTTCCGCACACAACTGACTAGACATAGGTGCGTCTTCGGAAGGTTTTAAAACAACAGTATTGCCTTCTACTAGGGCTGGCGCAGCACACCAAAAAGGCCCAATGGCCATGGGGAAATTGAAAGGGGAAACGATTGCGATGACCCCCTTAGGTTTCCGAAGTATATAACTGTCTTTTTCGTGCAGTTCTGACGCAATCGCTTCCCCGACAGGAGTTTTCCCAGAACCGAATGCATACTGTGACATATGCAAAGCTTCAATTACCTCAGCTAAAGATTCATTGAAATTTTTTCCGGTCTCTAAAGAAATTGCTCTAGCAAGATCATCTTTTCTTGAGTCGACTATTTGTGCTATTTTATTAAAAAAATCCGCTCTCTCAACTCTGCTTTTCCTTTTCCAAGACGCAAATGCTACCCTTGCGGCTGCATAAGCTTTATACACTGTCTTTGGAGTACTCAAGGGAAAGATACCAAGAACTTCTTCAGAAGACGGATCTCTCTTTTCGAAAGCTAAATCACTCGTTTCCCACTCACCATTTATATAGTTTTTACCAATATATTCACTCATATCTTTTAATTTTGTCTAATATGTTTTTCAACATAATCTTCAGGTTTAATTGCTTGATGCTCTTCAAGTCCGCCATATCCCCAATTCAACATATGTCTAGATTGTTCGTGATCCAAAGGGATATTCTTAACGCCTACGTCATGGCCTTGTTGAATTAACCAAGTGTGCCAGTTCTGATCAGTAAAGAGTGAATATTCATTCCTATATGCGGATATACCCTCATCAGGACGCTCTAGAATTTGCATGTAATATCTCTGTTTATCTGAGATTTCTATATGAGATTGAGCTTCTTGCCAAAATGGCTCCTTCCTTTGCGTGGCTGTATAATGAGAACCAACAAAATCTACACAACTCTCGAACGCCTGTTTCATTACTGCATTATAAATTTCAATATCAGTTTCGTTGTATTGTCTGTCGGTAATCAGTTCAATCATACGTTGAACGCCAAGCTCGATTAACGCAATGCCTGTCGCCTCTAGTGGTTCTATAAACCCTGCGGACATACCAATCGATACTACATTTTTGTGCCAAAAATTTTCATTGTAGTGGCCATTTTCCCAATCCAATATCTGCATATCTTCAGGTTTAATCTTGCCATTATGGTGCTCGCTTAATTGCAACATAGCGTCATCAATATTTAATAAACTCTTATTAAATACATAACCTGTCCCTAGTTTATTCTGTGTAGGGATCTCCCAAACCCAACCGCCCTCCTTTGCTGTACAGGTCGTGTAGCACCTTGAATCTTTCTCCGGTATATGACCCGCTATTGCTATATCGCATATTAATCGATTCTTTAAATCGTTTCTTTTAGGCTCCTTGCTTAACAACCCTAGTAAGCCCGAACAGTCAACATATAACTCGCCCTTTACTTCTTCACCATTCCTTAAATCAAGACTTTTAACATTGCCTTGTTTATCTCTATTAACCTTGGCGACTGGACTTTGAACAAATTTAACTTTATGTCTTAATGCGTCTTGTAGACAGGGGACAAGTTTTCTACAATCAATATGGAAACCTTGCCTTAGACACCCAAAGAACTTCCCTTCTTTTACGGATAAGTCATAAATACTTGTTCCATATCTTTTAAAATCTAGTTCTTGATGATTAGACCACAAGTCGTACTTTGTAATTGGCCCATGGACAAAATAATTCATGATGAATGGATGCCATATCTCGTTTCCTTTATAACCCCAATCGGGAAATAAAACACCTGTCTTGAAATTCGCTGATATTTTGTCGTACCAATCCGTAATAGGTAACCCGCAATCCATTAAAAAATCACTAAAGTTCAAGAGGGTTCCTTCGCCCACTCCAATCGGATTCCCAATCTCTTTATCTATGATTGTGACTTGGACATTAACATTAGAACTTAAACAAGCCGCAGTCAGCCAGCCCGCCGATCCTCCTCCTACTATTACTACATGGCTTATCGGTGTCATCATTCACTCATGTCTTTTAACGTCTTGTCGCTCTAAAAGTAATAAATAATCCCCGTATTTATCCAAATCTCTTACTACTATTTTAATTGCATCTTTTAATGGAATATTTTGTTTTTCACTTATTTCTTCTGCTACCTTTTTAAGAATGGATTGACTCACTTGTTTTTTCATTTTTGTCTAAAGTATAACCGTATGCTTTTTGGGTCTCACCTAATATTAGCTTTCTGAAAGCACTAGTTTTTCCATGCGAATATTTTTTGTCTAAATGAGAAAATAAAGTTCGGGTAACCCACTGTTCAAGATTTTCGACGACAATGGGCTCTCCTTCTGGGGAAATTAATCGAACAGGTTTGTTCCAGCGTTTCTGAATCTTCACTTCCACGCCTTGTTTGTGCCATCCCTTGTGATGTTTTATTTTTCCATGAAGAAGAGCGGATATTTTTTTAATTGAGACACCTTCTTGGTCAGAGAATTCGAAGATGTTGTCCTTATTAACCGTAAAAGATTTCTGCGTCCTAGCGTTGACTAAATGAATCTCATTTTCCCAAAGGGCCTTCCATCCCTGCGATTTTTTCATTAACCCTATCATCCTAAGGGGGGTTTCAGCTAAACAATAGCCTTGGGAGGTCAGCCTGTTGCTATCGTCAGGCAGCTCGTAGAACAAATTTTTAATAGCCTGATAATTTAATTTATTCTTTTTGCAAAAATCAAAAAGATTAGATATTTGAATAATCTTACCTGTTTCTACTTCCTTCAAAGAAACTGGCTTGCACCAGTGATGCTCCTTTGGGGTCTTTTTGTTCGTCTTCATTCTTACTATAAATTGTAGTGAGAATAGATTTAGTTTCTAAAAAATTTTCTACCTGATGGCATTTTCCATCCTTGTTTTCTTTTATATCCTCTGCTATTTCCCAATCATTACCACATTTAAAAATTTTATCCCCGAAAAACACCATTTCTCCACCTATATTCTTTCTAATCCACTTGCTGGCTAGAGATTTGTTATTTCCTTTAGGCTGAATATCTATGCTAATTGCTCCGCCAAGACAAGCTTCCAAATTAGGATAAAAGGTATTAATAAAAGAAGCCGTCTGCTCCCTTTCTTTAGCCTCATTATCCCAGTTATTATAAAGCATCCTTTCTTCTTCTGTAGAGCCTCTGCCAGCGACAGAAAAATTCAACATTCCCGTTCTTACTTCTATATGGTTGTTTTGTTTTATCCTGTAGGGAGAACATTTACGAATTCTTTCAAGATCTTCTATGAGCTTGTCCGGTGGGGTCCATTTAACTCGGTAAGAAAGCTTACCATCCTCCCAAAGCTCATTTCCCATACAAGTAAATAACCCCTTGCACTTAGACGAAACCTCCGTGGGTACTTGCTGGTTAAGTTTCGGTAAATCGCTCCCCGACACCAAAAAGACGTTTTTCCCTTTTGCCCAATTTAAAAAAAAAGAAACAAAACTAGAGTCCATACTCTTTCTTGGTTCAGTAAGAGTACCGTCTACATCGAAAAGAAAATGTCTCATTCTCCTTTCTCCAAAAGTTCTTTCAACATCTTCAAATGAAAACACATCCAGCTTTCACCGATAGACTGTGAGGCTTTAGCTCTCAAAAAGGCCTTTTCTTTATGGCGTCTATCCTCCTCGGTAGCCACCTCTATTATTTGGTCTAAAAGCCTTAAAGAATCTTTTTTTTCGTCATTCATTCTCGCTATCCTTTAGTTTATCCCGTATGTGCTGGACGTTCATTTTTTGATCCTTGTCCATTTGAGCTTCTTCTTCAGGAGTTATTCTATCGATGCACTTGGAGAACTTTTTAAGAAGATTTAAATAATTTTGTTCCTTTTCATCCATTGTAATCATTAAAGTTTAAAATATAGGCATCCGAACCATCAACCAGTTTTACTTTACCGTCTGCTAGAGAACAGGCGTTCTGAACGTTGTGGCAAAAACATTCGTGACAGAGAATTGCATCTTTCTTTCGTGGTCCCTTATATTTAATATATAATATTTTCTGATGATCCAATAAGACGTTATAGTCTGCGTGAGAATAAGTAATACCACAATCATCGCAGGAAATAAGTCTTTTCTGCGAATTATATATATATCTTATTACTTCTGCTGTTAACATGCGGATACCCGCATGTAATTACACTATTTAAGTTTTAATTTTATCTATTATGTTCGTCGTAGATTTACCTTCTACTTCCTGTAATATTACAATCTCACAATTATTATCTAGTGCTATTTTCTTTTCGGCAGGATTAAGCGTATCAACTGTATAATCGCCTCCCTTTACCCAAGTATTTGGTTTGGCAACCCGCAGTAGATCTTCTACGGTTTCCCCATCAAATACTGTGACGAAATCCACAAAACCAAGAGCACTAAGTACAAAGGCTCGATCTAACTCATCATTAACTGGTCTACCTTCTCCCTTTAGTGCTCTAACTGAAGCGTCGCTATTTATTCCGACTATCAAAATATCACCACGAAGTTTTGCTTCCTGAAGATAAGAGACATGGCCAGCATGAAGAATATCAAAACATCCATTCGTTAGTACTGTATTATACTTTTGTAGCCCCCTTATTACCAAATGCAAAAAACGAAAAGGAACAATTTTAGGAACAGTAGTCATTTTGTTTTAATATAAAGTTCTTTTTCTTTTCTTTTCCCAAAGCTCCTTATGTAAGCTTTTGCTTGTGATTTTCCTTCTTTGGTAAAAGGGAACGCCCCATAGCAATAATTCTTATCCTTACTGAGGACTTGATAGAATTTTTTACTTCCTTTTCTTTTTGGCATTGGCTTTTTCTCTCTTTAAGATGTTGTGAGTCTTCTTTTCGAAAGGGCCTTTGCCTTCTAGATACCTAATTCTCCTTAATAATTCGTCCCGTAATTCGTCATCGAACTCGCCTTCTAACTCTTTCCTCTCTAGCTCTTCGTACTCAAACATGGCTATAGAGACTTCAAGTTCCCACCATTCGTAAGACTTGTTGAATATTCTTATCCTATTTTCGAGATCTAGCATAATGCCCCCCTCCTAAATATTAATAGCTAATTATATTATATTAGACGAAATGTAAAGTATTATAATTACTATTAAATAAAAAAACTCAGAGTAAACCTTCTCTCTCTTCGTCTCTCTTTCTTCTCATGTAGTCTCTCTTTTGTTTCCTTCTCCTTTCTAGATCTCTTTCGTCATAAGCCTTTCTAGCTTTCTTTACGGCGAGCTTACCTTTCTCTGTTTTGAAATATTTTTTATGCTTTGTTGCCATGGTATATCGTCCACCATAGATTTTTTTTTCGTTTCGGTTTAAAATCGGATTTTTTTTATTTCAAATAATATTTACCTTAAAAGTCTCAGGAATTCTAAATTATTATTCTAAATCCTCGCCAGTGATAACTTCACAAATGATAGTTTGATTTTTCACAAAACCCTCCGCAAAAAGATAGCATAGGATCTTCTCTGCTTCTTCATCTGAAACATCATTAAATAAATCAACAATAACCACCTTTGAGCGAGTCACTTTTATTGTTAAACCATTTAGTACCAACTCGTGCATTACATGTGTAATTACACTTGTTAACGAACTAGTGATACAAACGAAAATGAACTCAAAGAATAAATTTTTTAGACTTTTAATATTGTTAATCATATTCGGCGTCATAATAAACATTGGATATCGAAAATTCAAAGTCGAAGGCGAAAGTATGGATGCGACTTACAAAGATGGGGATACTCTGCTAGTGGATAAAACTACACATAAAATAAACAAACCAGAGAGAGGAGACGTTGTTGTATTTTATGATATAGAGGAAGACGACTATTTATTAAAAAGAATAATAGGTTTACCGGGAGAATTAGTTGAAATTGTAGATGGCGATATCTATATAAATGGAATTTTGCACGAAGACGAATTCAGCCATCTAAAAATCCGAGTAATGTTAGTAGGCAGTGCGGGGATACCTTTAAGGAGTTTAGAGTCCGGAAAAATCATTTACGAAAACGAAGACAAAAAATTCCCCAGACTAAAAGAAAACGAATACTGGGTCATAGGAGATAGCAGAGAAGAGTCTTGGTATGGGACTATCTACAAAGACACAATAACAGGAACAGCTAAATAGAATAAAGCTATTCCGAACAGTCACACTTGCAGTCTGCAATAGAGCAGGAGCCTGAATCACAGCAACCAGCTTTGCAGGAGCACTTGTCGCAAGATAAAACCGCATCAGCGTCTTTACAACCGACTGAAAGTAAAACTACGACAGCTATAGATATCATTATTTTTTTCATTTTATTATTCGTCTTTCGTTCCTTTGCTTTTGCTCTCCTTTTCTTTTGATTCTTTCGCATCCTCCTCCATTTTTTTGACCCCTAAACGGTCAAGCCAAACGGTAAAAACCACGCATGCCCCAATGCTAAAAAGCAAAAACCAAAAAACATATTTATATTCGAGTCCTCCAAATGTCATTTGTCTCCCTTTTCTCCAGAAACGAAGGGGGTAATTAACGTGGTGGTTCTAATCATAAACGGGAATTCTTTTTCTATGAACTTCTTATCCTCCTCTTCTTCTTTCTCTTTTTTCTTCTCGGAGGGAGTATTTTCAACAGGCATTTTTTTGATTTCTTCATCCGTGGGCATCTTAATTTTAGGATCTAACGCCCACATGATCTTATGTTCAGTACAATAATCGACCATTCGTCTAACAGGGACAACCAAGTTAAAACCTTCCCCAGCTCCACGAACGAGCATACCGATGTACTTAGCGTCTTTTTTAAAGTATATTCCACCACCGCTAGAACCGGGAAAAGCCGTGCATGTTGTCTGGTCAAAGACTCTCTTGTTAAGTCTTTTTAAAATTCTTCCGTGTTGAGAGTAAATACCATCTGTCATGCTATTCGCCCCTTCTTGCCCAAGTAAGCTTCCGACATGAAGGAGATCCGTTCCTAAACTTGGGATCTCTTTACTCAAATAAAAAGAAACGGTATCTTTAACAAAATTAAATTTTCTAATCCGAAGCAGTGCTAAGTCATGCCCGTCGTCTGCATCGCTATACTTTAAAACTTCTGCATCCATTTGTAGTCTACCTACGGTTCTGCCGTCCTGTCTGATTTCCTTAACGACCATCGGGTCTTTAAACTCCACAATAGTCTTAGGGCTCCCGTTGACCAGAGCTTTTCTTTCCTTACGCAAATTATCCACAACGTGAGCCGCAGTCCAAACGAAGTTCACCATGTTTCCTTTTGCGTCTTTACGAGTGAAAATAACACCTGACCCCTCACCCGCATTGAAGTTTCCTTCAGCTCGAATGGTTACGGAAACGTTCTGAAGGTGATCCGCTATTTTGATATCCGCTCCAGAACAAAGAAACGAAAAGACAAAAAAACAAGTAGTTAATAGAATTTTCATTAAAAGAATTTACACCTTTTTTCTATTATTTTTCTTTATTTTTATAAGTCTATATCCATTCCACTTTACTACATCCGCACATAATTCAATAAATTCATCGACGGTCATATCGCTTTTGGCTTTGTTCGCTAAAGGGTTAGCTAAGCCTAAATTTTCAAGAGAATTCTTGCCTCCCTTTGAAACAGGTATAATATGGTCTAAATTGTAAGAACTACTGTCATTTATATCTATTTTTCGACCAGAGAGATAACAACGTGGAGTTTTCCCGATTTTTTTGTCAACATCTTTGATGTCAAAATCTGATTTGGGAGTTGTTGCAGAATACCCGCCTTTATCCCTTTTTTTATAGAGTTTTATTTTATTTCTCAAAAGTTCCCTTGGGGGCATCCGTTTTTTTCTCTTTTTCCAGCCTCTCCCATTGTCACTCTCTGAACCCGCATTTTTAAAGCGACTTATTCGCCTTGAAAGTACAACGTCGCCTCTCCCACGCCTCCTCTTACTTCTTGATAAAGCCTTTTCTTTTTCTGAGGGGGAAAGGTGGTAAGATACAGTCGATTTGGAGCATTTTAAAATAAAAGATATATCCCTATAGGACTTGCCTTTGCTTCTCAAATCCAAGATTTGAGATCTCAAATTTCTTACAATTCCCACCCGAATTACTCTTCTTCCAAGGATCTAACGTAAAAAATGTTGACTTCTTCATTTCCTTTTTTGCCTCCTACTAAAAAAGTTTCCTCGTCAACAACCCCTTTGATTTCCCCTGTCCATTTTTTACCTTTTTTGGGTCGTATAGACACTTTTTCTCCAACCATATCATCAAGCGGAGACTCCTCTTCTTTGTTTCGTTTTGGGTCCATAATCTTTTAAGAATAATCTTTCGTACTCTTCTTTTCGAACGGCTAGTCCGACTTGAAGAGTTGTTCTAAATAAGTTACACCTATTCTCGTTCTTATTGACTTTCGACCTATAAAAAAAGTGAGCAGGAAAAAGTGTTACTTGTCCGGGGAGGTCAGGGAGTTCACAAACATCCTCTTCTGGTGTATTCTCTGACTCTTTAAATTGTAAGACACCTTCGTTGCCTTCTTCGATGTCTAGATTGGCATTGTACAAAAAAATTACTATCTTGTAATTGTAATCTTGGTTAGCCGAACTTTGCTTAAAGGGCGTAAGAGACTCTTCTCCTTGGATTAATCTACCGTAAGCCATTGTTGTATTCCAATCGGTCCAGAAAGGACCATCTTCTACCTTGAACTCTTTATATATTTCCGCCATCAAAAAAGAATAATAAGTATCTCCCAGTAAAGACTTTGTATTTGATACATTGTCTAAATCATCAACAACAAAAAATCCAGATTTTTGATATGTCCATCTTTGCTGCTCGAACTTATCTTGAAAAATGGAAGCTACCGTGTACATAGCTGGGTCCTTCAAGGGGTTCATTTGGAGTATCCGCTCTCTTGGTTGTTTCAGGTATTCGTTTTTCATATTTGAAATAATGTTTCATTATTAGCACTATTAATAAGCTCCACTTTCTGAGTCTGTAAAATATCCTTTATTGCCAGTACTGTATTGTTAGACAACGAAGACGACATCTTTTTCGTAAGTTCTATTAAATTGCTATGGACTTTTTTGCGTTCGCATTTACAGCACTTCTTGAAATATTCAACATCATTAATTAGTTTCAAAAGAGGCTTCGAATTAGCAACTACCCCATTCATATTAGGATCTTTCAAAAAAAGGTAAAATTCCATTATCGAGGAGAATGTTTTAGTCATGTCTCCATAACTTTACACAAAATAAAATAAACAAATAATGTAACGACTTCAATAATACCGAAATTAACTAATGGTATTTCGAAAAATGCAATCGCCCCTAGTGAAAACCAAATGGACAAACAAATTGGACAAGAAATTAATTTGGTAAAAAAAGAGGTCCTGTGTATCAAAAGATACATAGGGTAATCCACCAAAGGATTTTCGTCAGATTTCTTT